GTCGTTTGTCATCCCGGTAAAGCAGGAAGGCTTTACGAAATATGTCCTCATAAGTCATTCTTTCATCCCGGAGGAGACGAAACAGCGAAAAATAAAAACAGACCGCGTGCCGTACAACAGCTATGAGACTGCGGGATGGCTGACATCCAATCCGGGGGAGGTCGTTGACTATCGCTTTATGACGGAGTGGATCCAATCCACCGCCGCCCGGCTGGGTGTCACCATAAAAGAAATCTGCTTTGACCCGTACAATGCAACCTACTACTCACAGGACCTTATCCGAGCTGGGTACCAATGCATTGAGATCAGGCAGGGTGTACAGACATTGTCGGAGCCGACTAAACGGTTCCGGGAGGAAGTCTACCAAGGCAACATCCTGCATTATAAAAATGATCTGTTTGACTGGACCCTGAGTAATGCGGTCACTAAAAAAGATCACAACGAAAATATCATACTGGATAAGGAAAAATCGACAAATCGCATTGATCCGATTGCATCGACGATCAATGCTTTTTCCCGCGCCATGGTCATGGCGGAGATGGATATCAATGACCATATCCTTTCCGGCGGGTTTAGTTTTTAAGGAAGTGCGCAATGTGAAAAAAATCCTATACGTAATTGATGATGTGCTTCTTTTTGTCGGCTGCCTCCTTATGGTAGCCGGCGGGATACTGATCTCTCCTGTCGTAGCGGTGTATACGGCGGCGGTTGAGTGTTTTGTTTTGGCTTATTTGTTCGGGCGCGTCAGGATCCCGGGGAAGGGCGGTAAATAATGCTACTGAGAAATCTACTAACCAATCCCGATGACTCCGGGACACTGCTTAACCCGGCAGACTGGCTTGTCTCTGCTTTAGGCGGTGCGCACATGAGTGCCGCCAAGGCCGGCCGTAACAGTAACGTGTACACCTGTGTCAGTATTATCGCGGACGACATCGGCAAGCTGCCGATACACACATTTAAAAATGCCGGTGACAAAGGTGCCGGAATGAAACATCCGGCGGCACAGCTGCTGTACGACCGGCCAAATCCATTTATGACGGCATTTAAATTTAAGCAGACGCTCATGGGGCACGTCGGGCTGTACGGCAACGGAGTAGCTATGATTGAGTGGGGGGCGGATGGATATCCAAAAGCCCTCTGGCCGTTGGACCCCAAAGTGACTACAATCCGCCTCGACATAGCCAAGGGCACGCTGGTCTACAAGACACAGGATGCTGCGGGATCTATTTACACACTCGGCCCGTCGGACGTGATCCACATTTATGAGATGAGTCGGGACGGCCTTGTCGGAGTGCCAAAATGGACAACGCTGGTCGATGAGCTGGACAGTCAGAGCGCGACCAAAAAATTTATCAGCAAATTTTACAAAAATGGAACACTGGTCTCCGGCATCCTGCGGACAGACGGTGTCCTTAATCCGGACGCCCGGGAGGTCATGCGGAAGGAATGGGAAAAGTTGACGGCCGGTGAGGACAACATGGGCAAGACCGCCATACTCGATATGAAAACCGACTACAAACCAATCGGTATGCAGCTGGATCAGGCTCAATTTATTGAGACCCAAAAATTTGGGATTAACGAAGTGGCAAAAGTCTATAAAATCCCGCCGCATAAATTAGCCCAGCTGGACCGGGCGACTTATGCCAACGCCGAGGCAATGAGCCTTGATTATATCAAAACGACTTTGCTCCCGATTTTTACGCAGTGGGAGCAGGAGCTTAATTTTAAGCTCTTTACCGAAAAAGAACGCAAAAAGTACTATGTGAAATTTAATGCGGCAGCCGAACTGCGGGGGGACTCTGCGGCCCGGGCGCAGTATTACAAGGATATGTTTTTATCGGGCGTCTATACCATCAATGAGATCCGGGAAATGGAAGATATGGACGGCATGGGGGCTGGTGGAGATATCCATCTGGCGTCACTCAACTATACCGACATCGACACATTGACTGACTTGCAGATGGCCAAAGCAAAATCGGGAAGTAAAAATACTACAACGGGAGGAGGTGATTTGGGATGGAAAGAAGGACAGTAACGACTAAGTTTGAAACGCGTACATCTGATGACGGCAAAACAACGGTCATCGAGGGATACGCCCTAAAATTTGGGAAGTTGTCGGAAGATCTTGGCGGTGTGGATGAGACACTGCAGCGCGGATGTCTGGATGGTGCAGACATGTCTAATGTAGTAGCTCTCATCAATCATGATGCTAACTATCCGCTGGCCAGAAACACAATCGCCTCCGGTCCGGGCAGCCTGCAGTTGTCTGTCGATGACGTCGGTTTAAAATTTAGCCTGACACCGACGGACACCGGATACGTTAGGGACCTGCTGGCTAATATGTCCGCCGGCGTGGTTAATCAATGCAGTTTTGCTTTTACATTGGACCCGGACGGAGTCGATTGGTCCTATGACAAAGAGGCTGACATGTACCACCGGACGATTACCAAAATCACACGGCTATGGGACGTGTCGGTGGTAACTACACCGGCTTATCCGGATACTGATGCGCAGGCAGTCCAGAGGGCCCTTGCAAAGGCAAAAGAGCGGTTTAAAACCTCCGAGGAAGTAAAAAAAGAGGGCATCCGGCGCAGAAGACTCGATATTGACCTAGCATTATTGTCATAAGTATATACCGCCTAAAAAGGCGGTTTTTTATTGCCCAGAAAGAGGAGACGAAGAAATGAACGAAAAAGAACGCGAAATCCGCCAGAGAATGGCGAAAATTACGGAAGAAATCAACGGAATGCGCGGAGAAAACGGCGAAATTGAAGAAAAAAGCCTCGATTCCGCCGAAAGCAAGACCGCGGAGCTGAAATCGCTGAAACGCCAGCTAGACATCGAAATGACCGTCGATGCAGTTCCGGAAGTTGTCCCGGCCGCGGCACGCGGCGCGCAGGTGCCGGCGGAAGAAGAACCGGAACTCGTTAAGAGGGCGTTTGCGATGCAGCTCCGGAATAAAACCGCATCCGAAGATGCCATGGAGGCCTACAAACGGGCAACAACTCCGATGTCGGAGGGCATTGAAGCTGACGGAGGCTTGATTGTCCCGCAGGATATCCAGACAAAAATCAATGACCTCAAACGGCAGCTTAATCCGCTGGACGCACTGGTTAACGTCATTCCGGTCCAGAGGCTTACCGGATCCCGCGTACTGGAGAAACTGGCATCCATGACGCCGTTTTCTGAAGTTGACGAGTTGGGGACTATCGGCGAGACCGATCATCCGCAGTTTTCCAAAATTGTTTACACCGTCAAAAAATATGCGGGGATCCTTCCGATCAGTAAAGAACTGTTGGCTGACACGGACCAGAACCTGCTTGCTTACGTCGAGGATTGGCTTGCCAAAAAAGACGTTGTAACACGCAACTCTTTGATCATCCCGATCCTGAAGACGCTGGCGCAAAAACCTGTGGCGAATCTGGACGGCATTAAGGACATCCTCAACACAGCTCTTGACCCGGCGATCTCCATGCTGGCGACCGTGGTGACCAATCAGGACGGTTTTGGCGTCCTGGACAAGATGAAAGATACCGAAGGTCGGTACCTGCTCCAGCAGAATCCGCTGAACGCCACGCAGAAGATGCTGTTTTCACATCCTGTGACTGTGGTCAGTAACACTTATCTGCCGTCTGATACCACCTCCGGCACAAAAGCGCCGCTCATCATCGGCAGCCTTAAGGACGCCGTAACGCTGTTTGACCGGCAGGTCATGACAATGGAAGGCACTACTGTCGGCGGAGACGCATGGAAACGTGACAGCTACGACATTAAGTGCATCAGCCGTTTGGACGTCAAGGCGTGGGACTCTGATGCGGCTGTTTACGGGCTGCTGACTGTTGCCAGTGCATAAGGCGGTGTGACATGAGTCTGCTGGATGACACCAAGGCATTTTTACGCGTCGATGGCGATGATGACGATGCTGTCATCCAGTCGCTCATCGACGCTGCATCCGTTTTTATTAAGCAGGGCACCGGCGTTACTGTCGCAGAGTCTGACGCACAATCTGTAATGGTCATGCAGATGATTGTCGCCTGGTGGTATGAGGACCGCAATCCTGCGGGGGCCGCGTCAGCGACAAGCATGCAGACGGTGCCGTGGTCGATTAAAGCACAGCTGATACAGCTGTCGTATAGGAGTGATGATACAGATGATAGGACAAGCAGTTAAGCGGGTGGTCGTTAACAGCACATTTCTAGACCCGGGCACACAGATTACAGCGTCCAAAAAAATCCTGCAGCCGTACATTGATGCGGGGCTGATGACAGAGGTCGTGCAGGCCAAGGCCGACACTGCGGCCGACGCTGCCAAGGGGTAACCATGGATATAGGCAGGCTGCGCGACAGAGTGACTATCCAAAAACGGACGGTCGGACAAAAAGACGGAGCCGGGGGACATGCCACAACCTACCCGGACACAAAAAAAATCTGGGCGCAGCGCCTTGTGCCGTCATTTAGGCAGCAGGTGATCCAAGGGGGCGTCCAGTCAATGGAGCAGGTGCAGGCGCGGATACGCAAGCACAGCGGACTCCTGATCGGCGACCATATCCAATGGTCTGACGGCACTGTCTATGATGTGCTGGCCGTTGACGGCACAGACCCGGCCTATGACATTGTGGCGCTCCGCGTGATTAAAAAGCGGGGTGCGTAGTCATGGCGGGACATTATACATTTTATGCCAAGGTCGACCGCACCGAGTTGACAAATGCCATAAAAAGCATTGGGGATGCCAACGGCAAAGCCCGGCTCGGTGTGGAGTCGGCGCTCAAAAAAGGCGTGACCGCTATCCGGAGAGATGGCAAAAGACGCGCCCCGGTAAAATCCGGGTACCTTAAAAAATCGATCAAAAGTGATTTTAAGGCAGCCGACCTTAACGGCCATGTGTACTCAACGGCACCGCATGCCCATCTCATGGAGGACGGCGTCAAAGCGTCATATGTCTATCCGACCGCGGGCAAAAAAGCACTCAAAATCGTAGACAAGCGGCTGCTCAGATATGCAGCACATGCAAAAATCCCGGCGCGGCGGGCACACCCATTTTTAAAGCCGGCTTACGACGCCAACGAGCCAAAAATTATTGATGATGTCAAGGAGGCGATCAAAAACCTATGAGACGATTACCAAACAATGCAGTGGCAAAAGCATTGGTGACATTACTCTCAGCCGAGATGCCGGACATCCCGGTGACGGACTGCATCGATGAGTCGGTCAGCCTCCCTTACATCTCAATCGGCTCAGTCATGACCGCCGACGACCGAGTTAAATCCGGCACCGTCATGAGCTGCAAAATCCAGATCCATATCTGGAGCGACTACGAG